TGCCGCAAGGTAAGGATCATTGTCTAATATAAAAATATTCATTTGTTCCACTTTATAAATTCTTTGATTAGTTTTTCTCTCTCAGTAAAGTATAACATATTTTCTTTATATTGTCTAGTTCTTTCTTCATGGTACATATCAGATAATTTTTTTAAAACTTCTTTAGATGCCATTGTTTTCTCCATGTGCGAAAAGAGCCAGAGTTACTGGCTCAACTGTCGTTATTTATAATTACTTTATCCTGCTTGCATATCTCCTTCTCTAGCCCAATTGGCATTTAATTTTCTGTTGGTGTAAACCATATCCGAAGTTAGTACTGTTATAGGTAAATCTAGAAATGTATTCCATACTACATAAACCTTTTTGGTTTTGCCACCGATCCAGACCCTATATAAATCACAATAATCACGTCCATGTCCTATCAATTTCACACAAGTATGAGTGTATTCGGCGTTTTTCCGAGCATTCACAATCGACAAAGCAACATCTTTTGTATATGAGACAATGCCCCACTTTGACGAGATTACTTCAAAGTCTGTATGCGCGAACCTTTCTTCAAACCGTTTTATTATATGCTTTAGAGCATTCTTTTTGTGCAAATTTATATTATGTTTTTCCATCTTCCTATCCTACTTGAGCGTCGATTACGTTGATTAGATCCATTGCATATACATCACGAATCAGTTTGTCGGTGATCAATTCCATTTTCCGAAGCCGTTGAAATTTGACAACATAAGTATCCGCACCCCGATCCAACGATATTGTTACAAAACCTTTCCACTTACACATACCACTTGATTTAAATTGCAATGCATCCTTAGAAGTGATTGTGAGATTTTTTGCCCCCCACGCCATCAGCGCACTAGGGTCAAGAGTTTTGATTTGTGAAAGAATTGTTTCTGCGATTTTCATAGTGATTCTCTTTTCTCTCTGATTACACACTATTAATAGCATAAAAAAGGGGTCTTGTCAAGGGGTTTCTTTAAGAATCTAGATATATGCGAAGCAAACGGCTTCGGCTAGGGTGCTTCAACATTCTCAAAGCTTTGTCTTGGATTTGACGTATACGCTCTGGAGCTAAATTCATAAGCACGCCGACTTGAGCAAGTGTCATTTTTTCTTCTGAGAGAAATCCGAAACGGGCTTTCAGAACTAAGCGCATTTGCTCTGGCAAAGTATCAAGGACTCTAGACACATCTTCAGAAAAATTCATCTTATCGAAATTTATTTCATAAGAAACGTCATTTAGTCGTACAAATTCGACAGTCATTTTTGAACTCTTTCTGTGATTCTTTCTATACTAGTAATCTAACATAAAAGGGGGCTGATGTCAACCCCCTTTTGCAAATTATTTGAATTTATTTTAAATAAACTAGGCTGCCCTTACTCCAGGCATTATAGATTTTTTTGTTATATACTCATCCAAAAATTCTTTTTTTGCTTTAATCTTCTTTACTAAATCATATTTTCCTTCGCTTTCAAGTTTTTGTGCAAAACTTTCTAATTGGACACTATCATTTTGAAGTCTTTGGATTTGAGGATGAGGCATATTGTTCTCCTTAGTTAAAGTAAAAAACTGGCTTCTCAAGGAAAAGCCAGTGACGAAATTTTTAATTCTTTTATGTGTTTTTTAAACATTTATGTTTCAGATATCAGACCTGGGAAAGCTTTTTCAACTATTGTTTTCGGAATACCAGATATTTTTTTACCGATTGTCATATTAATTACGACCTCTGCATCTTCGGGATGAACGGATTCCAATAGCTTGATATACAACATTTCTCTACGAACCTTAGTCAATTCATTACTAGGTTTACCTTTAACAAAGTACTTGAATTGCTTATGTTCTTGGAGAAGATTTGCTGGAGCATTGTGTCCTTGATTAGGTTCGAATGGTGGTTTTCCTTTAGGAATAACCCACTCTAAAGATGTATCATATGTTCCCTTTAAGACATCTTTCAATGCCCAAACGAAATTATATTTTTTAAGGGTTGCTATTTTATCTTCAGATGATTTTGCAGCTTTAACTTCATTCAACATTTCAAAAACATATTTCATATTCATTTTATATAAACTCCTGTACGCATTCCAATAATAATCTACAACGGTTCTTTACCAAGTAGGGAAACACTTTACCTTTATTTTTATAAGGATCTTGTGCTTCATAGTTATTTATAATTTCTTGTTTTATGTTTTCTGGAGTTTCTGTTAAATCTACAAGTTTTTTATTACGACAGAAGTTTCTATATACTTCTTCTCCCATATCTTTACGCATATCATCTGCATTTAGCCATGCTTCCATTTTCTTTTTAGTCATAGGTCTTTGGCGTATACCTTCTGAGATAGAATTGTCGGCAGATAAAATATTTGGAACCGCATCACTGCTACAACCTTTGAATATCTTCTCCATAGTCCATCTGTGAGGATCATCTACAGTTACAACCTTTTTAGTGATAGGACTAAACTGCTTTACGTTTGGCATTTTTTGTAGCTGAATAAAATCGTGATCACCAGAAATAATCATGACATTTTCATGCTTACCAAACTCTTGAGTTTCAAACGCTATTCTTGCAATGGTATCATCTGCTTCACATCCCCATTGCCTAAGAGTTTTGTATGGAAAATTCTCTGTGATTTCATCAAATATAACACTAAGAATACGGAATGCCTCATCCCAATCAATCTTAGATTCTTCTCGTCCTTCTGATCTGCGCCATTTATACTGTGGAAATATTTCTTTACGAAAGTTGCCACCAGCATCTGCAACAACTACAATTTCACCATACTCTTTAAAATATCTTTTACGATACATACGAATTTGGTTTAGAATCATGACTCGCAAAAGACCTTCTTCTACCATGTTACCCTTCTGTGATAAGAAAGTGCCAATTGCCACACCATTATAATCAATTAGAATCATTATATTCTCCGTTGTTCATTATGTATATCATATCACAATTTAAATCAAATGTCAATCTTCAATTTCAACTTTTCCTTCATGCAGCAACCTTTGTCTATTTGCTAAATGTGCAGTTTCAACATCGGCCTTGTTTTGTCCGAAATATTTAACTGCATATCCTTCTTCAATCAAAATATTAGTAACTCTAACATTTTGTTCATATACACCACCAACTTTTCGTTCAATTAAAAAGTCACCAAGCACTCTACCAAATTTACCTTTCTTATCTTCACCAGACTTATCAATCTCGGTTTTTAGAGTTTGAATTGATCCAATAGGCAACAGTTCCTTTAATCTAGCTTTACTTGCTAGACCAAACTTCTTTTCAGTTAAATCTCTGGTTCTAGACTCTGGTGTATCAATCCCCATCATCCGAACTCTTTCTCTATGGACCCAAATACCGAAACCAAGGTCAATATCAATATCGACTGTGTCTCCGTCAACAACTCTGAGAATTTTACATTTGTATTCATACATGATTATTTTCCTTTAATGTTACAAGTATATTTATCTTTTGTATGACATATATTATTTTTTGGATTTTTTATTTTTTAATTTCAGAATAGCTTTTTTTTGTTTCTCTATTTCTTCTGCCTGTTTTTCAATTTCCAAGAATTGTTTATCTAATTCTGAAATTATAGGAAATTCTACTATATTATTCATTTTTTTATCCTTTTTTCTTACATGATTTGAATGAATTTTACAACCTATAAATTCATTGTAATAATCATCACGAAAAAGAACCTCGCGGTCAAATTGTTCCTTTGCCTCAAAATATGACATTAAACCTTTTGTTTCACATAGTCTTAAAATTTCTCTGCTAAATCTTTCTGGACCGTCATTCTCTAAAAGTAGTTTTACTTCCTCGTTTGATCCATAATATTTCATCCAGTCGGATTCTGCCACTTTAAGTCTTTTGCGAGTTTTGCCCTTTAATGGTGGTAGTCTGCGCTTAGACCAGAAATTCTTTTTTCCAATATATAATTTATCGTTCGTATTGTCTTTTATTTCGTAAATAAATCCCGCCCAAAGTTTCAATTCATCTTCGGATGGAGTATACTCTTTACCTTCGTATAACCACACTATTCTTCTCCATCATCATCTTCTGTATGTAAGTCAACAGGACTGCCACACATTGGACAACTTTCAGGTTCAGCATCAATGTCACCATTTAAAACTTCTACTTGTGTTTGATATTGACATAATGGACAGTCAATATAAAATGTTTCTTTACTCGCCATGTTTATTTCCTCATTTAACCTTCACAATAAGACTCATCCCTCACAGCTCTGGCAATTCATAATATCTCTAACCAATTCTTGCGCTGGATTTGCCGAACGCTGATAATAAAATGTTTTAACGCCTAATTTCCATCCTTCAATTATTAGCGCATTAACATCTTTTGCTGATACGTCTGGATGTATCAATATATTTAGCGATTGGCTTTGATCAATATATTTCTGCCGTGCGGCTGCCTGTTGTACGATTGATAAGGGAGTAATCTCAGAAAATGTCTTGAAAATGTC